CAAAATTCCTAATGACCCCTTAATTTTTTCAGGGTTAACCAATTTATTTCTTAAAAATTTTTTAGCTATTACTGGGATTTACTGGGGTACACCCTAGAATTGTATTAATTTTCTTAAAAATTTTTTTACGTTTTCCTTATATTGCTAGGGGTATGCACGTACCACCCCCGTGGGTATACATATTCTTATACCCAGTCACCAGAAAATCTCCAAAGTCCTTGTTAACCAACTCTGGGCCATATTTTAGGGTTAAATATTCCGACAATATCCCTAGGAATACCCTAGGGGGTACTTCTAAAAATAAGAATAGGATAGGTGTAAAGGCCCCCCTGGGGTTCCTATGAACATTATACACCCCTATTTCAATTTTGTCTACTACAATAATGTCGCAGATGTAATTTTTTAAAAATAATACTTGACAAAATTGCATATAAGCACTATAATGTATTTATATGTTTTATTTAAGGGACACACAGACACACATAATTAATACACACAGGGTCATCACAAATAAAACATATTAAAATTTATATATGGCAAAAATAGAATTTGATATACCTAGTTATTTAAGAGCAGGAAGTGATAACCTGCCAATAGGTGAAGTATACGTAAAAGATTCAGTACAAGAGGGAACTCTTGGAGATATTATTAGTGGTTTTGGAAAAGTAAAACCTGTAAAAATGGCTGAAGCTCCCAAAGAACCTGCACCAGTTGTAGAAGAAGAGCCAGTTATTAATGAGTTTGAAGCTAATCCAACACCAGAAGGTTCTGATCTACCTATATTACCACCTAGAACACCTGAGATTAATGTAATGCCGCAAGCACCAGGTATACCAGATCCTAAAATATTAGAAAAAACACAAGTACAGTCAGCTGAATTGCCACAAGATGACATATTCATTAGTTAAAAAAGTAAAAGATCTCCCATTTGGTGAGATAATGGAATTAATAAATGCAAAACATGGATTCTTCTATAACAAAAACTCAAAAGAGAAACTTAACAGATATGCAAGAAAAGTTTCTAGACGTATTGTTCGCAGAAGCGAGAGGAAACCCAAGAGAGGCAGCAAAGCTAGCGGGATATTCCTCCCATTCTTATCCTAAAGTAATTAGGAATTTGAAAAAAGAGATTACAGAATTAGCGGAGACTCATTTATCAACGCACTCTGCACAAGCGGCTAATAGGTTAATCGCCTTACTAGATGAAGACGGCACTACTCCACAGGCAAGTATTCGTCTAGCAGCCGCTAACTCAATATTAGACAGAGTAGGTATTGTTAAAAAGGATCAATTAGATATTAGCATGAAAGCTCTGCACGGTATATTTATATTACCAGCAAAAGATGGAACCGATAAAGATAAAAAAGAGAGCTAGAACTATACCATTTGGTTTTAAACAATCTAGTGATCCAAATTATTTAGAACCCATCAAAGAAGAATTAGATGCTCTGGGTCAAGCAAGAGAATATTCAAAGACTTGCTCACTAAGAGAGACAGCATCTTGGCTACATAGAAAAACAGGAAGATACATATCACATGTCGGACTTAAAAAAAGACTCGCAAGAAATACAGCCTCCGAAACCCAAGAAGATAATTCAAAAGAAAGCCAAGAAGTCAACACAACAGATTCTAGCTCGCAGTCGTAAGAAAGTTGCAAAGGCAGAACAATCTCTAAGATCTGCCAAACAGTCAGCAGAAAATATTAAAAATAAACTGTTAACTATAGATAAGTCTTTAAAAGGAAAAGAGACTCAACTACTTACGGAAGATCAAATCGAGAGTGCTCCTAAAAATATACAAGAGCACATAAATCAGCAAGATGTGATCTTTAAACCTAACAAAGGTCCACAGACACAATTCCTTGCAGCTTCTGAAAGAGAAGTTTTTTATGGTGGAGCAAGAGGCGGTGGTAAATCATATGCGATGCTAGTAGATCCGCTTCGATACTGTTCCAAAGCTCAACACCGAGCACTCCTAATTAGAAGGACAATGCCAGAGTTAAGAGACTTAATTCAAAAGTCTCAGCTATTATACTCGAAAGCATTTCCTGGAGCAAAATGGAGAGAGCAAGAAAAAGAGTGGCGATTCCCATCAGGGGCAAAGATAGAGTTTGGTTACGCAGAAAACATGACGGATGTTTTAAGATACCAAGGTCAATCATACACATGGATAGGAATAGACGAACTTCCACAATATCCTTCGCCAGATATATATAACTTTTTAAGATCATCACTTAGAAGTGTAGATCCTGAAATACCAGTATACTTAAGAGCAACGGGTAACCCAGGTAATATAGGTTCACAATGGGTAAGAGAAATGTTTGTAGAACCAGCAGAACCCAATAGTGCTTTTAACGTAGGCATAGATACGCCTAAAGGAACCAAATATATAACTCGTAGGTTTATTCCTGCAAAGTTACAAGACAATCCCTATCTAATGCAAACTGATGATTATTATATCATGCTTGCATCATTACCTGAAGTACAACGAAAACAATTTTTAGATGGAGATTGGGATGCATATGAAGATTCAGCATTTCCAGAATTTAACAAAATTACACACGTGGTTGAGCCTTTTGAAATCCCTAGGGGTTGGTATAAATTTCGTGCTGCTGATTGGGGTTATAGTTCTCCTGCTTGTGTCCTTTGGTTTGCTGTGGATTATGATAACAATATCTGGATCTATAGAGAACTCTATACCAAAAAGGTTACAGCAGATTATTTCGCAAGACAAGTCCTTACTTTAGAAAAAGGTGAGTATATACATTATGGTGTATTAGATGCTAGTACATGGGCTAAGAGAGGTGATGTTGGTCCTAGTATTGCAGAAACAATGATACAACAAGGTTGTAGATGGAGACCATCAGATAGATCTCCAAAGAGTAGAATTAATGGTAAGTTAGAAGTTCACAAGAGATTACGAGTAGGTGAAGATAAAGTACCAGGTATAAGAATTTTTAAAAATTGTAGAAATTTAATTAGAACTTTAGGCACGTTGCCTACAGATAGTAGAAACCCCGAAGATGTGGATACTAATGCAGAAGATCACGCATACGATGCATTACGTTATGGTTGTATGAGTAGACCAACACATCCTAACTATGCAAAACGTTTTAATCCATTAAGGAGTGTAAATGATTTTCATGCTGTAGATAATAAATTTGGATATTAGTGTCAAAAAAAAGAAAAATACCAGAAATAAATAAAAAAGATTTCCCCTATCCTTTAGTAAGGATTTATTGGGAAGACATTATTGGTGAAACTAATTGGACTGATCTAATTGATATCAAAAAATCTAAAACAGCAATATGCTGTAGTGTTGGATGGCTGATAAATGAAAATTCAACAACAACAGTTGTAATGGCAGATTTTAGTTTTGAAGATAATGGAGATATAAAACAAGGCGGTGGTTATACAACCATACCTACCAAGAATGTTTTAGCAATAAAAAAACTTAAATTATAGGAGACAACATGGAAACTAAATTTGATCCAAAGGCAAAAGTTAAGCAAGGTCAATTAAGTGATGGTCCTGATGGCAAACAGCCAAACAGGGAACATACTAATATTGACTTCTCTCAACATGCACCAAAAAAATATCAAGAGTTTGATTACGATCCAACTGTACAAAGTAAACCTGGATCAGAGCATGTTCAAGAGTCATTGTTTAAGATGGCCGATGAAAAAGACTATTAATGAGTCTTGGACCTAAGAGTAATTTTATACCTGTAATTTATGCAGGTACTAAAAAGAAAAAAAAGAAAAAGAAAAAAACTAACAGGAGAAAACCCAAATGATGAAAAGATACATGCATGGAGAATTAGCACCTGATACACCAAAAGCTCCAAATGAGCCAATGGCAATCGATCCAAATGCTAAAGTAATGCAAGGTGCAATGTCTGGAGATGGTAATGATAAGAAAGGTAAATCTAAATCAAAAGTAGATCCAGCAATTTTTAGAATGGCTGAAGAAAGAGATTACTAATTTAAATGTACGAAGACAGTAAAAATAATAATACTGACAAAGTCAGTGAGTCATCTCCTATTGTAGGTCACGTAAGACAAAAGTTTCAACAATCAGAAACATCAAAAATTTTTGATGAAAAAAGATGGTTAAAGTCTTATAGAAACTACAGAGGATTATATGGACCTGAAATGGCTTTTCGTGAAAACGAAAAATCAAGAGTATTTGTTAAAGTTACTAAAACAAAAGTTCTAGCAGCTTTTGGTCAGATTATAGAAGTTTTATTTTCTCAGGGTAAGTTTCCTATAGGAATAGAACCAACACCTGTTCCTGAAGATACACCTGAATACGCACATTTAAAACCAAAACCACCACAGCCACCTCAAGATCCATATGGATTTAATGGTGATAATAAGCAAATTCCTCCTGGTGCTACAGCTGATATGTTAATGAAAAATTTAGCACAGGAATATGAAAACTTAGGTTTTGATCAAGGTGCTGCTCCTGATTTAAAAAGCATGCCACAAATTGAACCTGCTAAATTAGCAGCAGAAAAAATGGAAAAATTAATCCATGATCAATTAGAAGAAACACAAGCTATTACAACTTTAAGACATATCTTTTTTGAAATGTGCTTACTTGGAACTGGTATTTTAAAAGGTCCATTTACTTCTGAAAAAAGATATCATTCATTTACAAAAGAAGAAGATGCACAGATCTACATGCAAAAAGTTAAAACAGTTCCTAAATTAGAAGCTGTTTCATGTTGGAATTTTTATCCTGATCCTAATGCAACTAGTTTAGAAGATTGTGATTATGTTATTCAAAGGCATTCATTAAACAGACAACAATTTTCTGACTTAAGACATATGCCGTTATTTGACTCTGAAATGATTGATGATTGTTTAAAAGACGGTCCTAACTATCAAGTTAGAGGATATGAGTCATCATTATACGACAGAGAAACTGTAGAGCAAATATATAAAAATAGATTTGAAGTATTAGAATACTGGGGAGTTGTTAATAAAGATTTAGCTAATCAGTGTGGAATTGAAACTGATAATGAAATTATAAATATTAATGCTTGGATATGTGGTAATAAAGTTTTAAGAATGGTTGAAAATCCATTTACACCTACAAGAATACCTTTTACAGTTTGTCCTTATGAATTAAATCCTTATCAATTTTTTGGTATTGGAGTTGCAGAAAATATGGAAGACTCACAGCAAATTATGAATGGCCATGCAAGAATGGCAATTGATAATTTAGCATTATCAGGTAATTTAGTTTTTGATGTTGATGAAACTCAATTAGTTCCAGGACAAGATATGAAAATATTTCCTGGTAAAATATTTAGAAGACAAAGTGGTCAACCAGGAACAGCTATTAACTCATTAAAATTTCCAAATAATACACAGGAAAATATGATGATGTTTGATAGATTTAGACAACTAGCTGATGAGGCTACTGGAATACCATCCTATTCACATGGTCAAACAGGTGTTAGTGGTATGACAAGAACTGCAGCAGGAATGTCAATGTTAATGGGAGCTGCAGCTTTAAGTATTAAAACAGTAATAAAAAATATTGATGACTATTTATTAAAGCCCCTAGGTGAAAATTTCTTTTTTTGGAATATGCAATTTAGTGATGATGTTCCAGAGATAAAAGGTGACTTAGCTATTAAAGCAAGAGGAACTTCATCTTTAATGCAAAAAGAAGTTAGATCACAAAGATTAACAACATTTATGCAAACATGTGCTAATCCATCACTTGCACCGTTTGTTAAATGGCACACAATACTAAAAGAAGTTGCTAAAACTTTAGACATTGATCCTGAACAGGTTATTAATGATCCAGAGAAAGCAGCTATATACGCACACATAATGGGAGCTGCAAATGGAACTCAAAACAATCCAGCCGCTGCTGGAGAACAAGGTGTTATGGAAGCGAACCCAGGAGTACCTCCAGGAGCTTCGCCAACAGATCCAACAGGAAATGGAGGTGGCAACATCGGAACAGGCAATATTCCGATGCCAGGGGAAGCTGGCTTTGCTTCGCCAACTACTACACCTAGAACAAGCGAACAAGAACAGTAAAATTAATTAGTATGGCAAGGCAGGCTACACAATTAGTTATGACTTATGATGAAGCAGGTAATGCTTCATTTAAATCTGAAGTTGTAACAAATCAAAGAGATATAGGTTCATCAAAAGTATTTACAATTGGTGAGGCAATTAATAGATTTCAATTTGATGATTCACCTGCTACACAAAATACAACTGTAGATGATCCTTTATCAACACAACTTAATGCTATTAAAAAATATATTATGGGAGACAGTAGTGATGATGGAGAAACAATTTCTACAGATTATACAAAAGAATTTAAACAATTTAGTATAAGAGATTCTATTGTTGATGATATATCAAAAGGTTTAGGTGAAAGTGAAGGTAAAAAATATAATAAATTTTCTACTATTGCAGATGTAACAGGAACATTTAGATCTGTAAATAAAAATTTAGGATTAGCATCTTCATTAGGTTTTAATGTACCAACAGCTGATCCTATAACAAATTTATTTACTTTAGGTTTAAATAAATATTCAGAATATCAAAGACAGAATATTCTTGAAGAATATTTTGAAACGGATTATTATGAAAATAAAATGACAGGAATGCAAACAGAATATGAAACATATGGTGACTATGACGCATATACAGATTATTCTGCAGGTCCAACTTACACAAGAGACGATTTAAAACCTGGTACAGTATTTGATGCAGAAGATGAAGGTGGGGGAGATGTACCTGGCATAATGTCAAAAGATCAAGGGGCAATAACTGCTGATTACTATGGTGGAAGTAGTGATAGTGATAGTAGTAGTCAAGAAGATACTTCACCAGGTTCTACAGGACCAGGTGGTTCAGATGAAATGGGGAGTTTTTAATGGCAATAGACGCAACAGGTAAACCAATGATGAGTACAACAGGTTCACTTAATAATAGACCTAAAGTACCACAAGCACCAGAAATAGGTAGGCTAGAACCACAACAAGTTACACAACCTAAACAAGCGGTAGAAGCAAAACCTGTTACACAAGCTAAACCACAGATAAATTTACAAAATTTAAAAGATGATGATAAACGAATTTTAGATATTCATTTAACACCATCTTTTAAAAGAGTTCTCTCGCAAGTATTTGGCGAAGATTTATTTCCAGGCATGGGTCGTAAAGAACCAACTGTTATACTTCCAGCTAAATTAGTTGCAGAGAAATTTGGATCTATAGATAATTTTAGATCCTTAATCAAAGAAGATGATAACGTGCCACCTAGTCAAGGTAATATGACTAGCCCACAAACTACATAGTTTAGAGCTACCCTTATCCATAAGGCACTCAACCAAAGAGGTAAAAAATAATGGAAGAAGAAAAAAAAGTTTCTGAAGAAACTAAAGTTAAAATGCCTAATCCAAATCCTTATAAAAAGGATAGAGGAGAAGATGATGCTGAAGTTGAAGCATTTGCTAAAGGTGAATTATCTAAGTTTCATAGGGAACAACAAGAAAAGGCAACAGCAGCAACCGAGCAGAAGGACACCGATGCATCTGAAGAGACTGCAGAAACTAAAGATCAAAAGGCTACTCCTATCGCTGAACGCCCTGCAAATGCTGAAGATCGTGTTTTTAAGAAACGTTACGATGATCTTAAAAAACACTATGATTCTACTGTTAATAAACATAAGGATGAAGTTAGAACCTTACGTTCTCAATTAGAATCTAGTACAAAACAATTTGTGCCACCTAAATCAAAACAAGAATTAGAGGCATGGAGAAAAGAGTACCCTGATGTTTATGACATGGTTGAAACCATTGCTATAAATAAAGCTACTACTCAAACTGCAGAACTTGAGGATAAATATAAAAATCTTCAAATCCAGCAAGAACAAATTGCAAAAGATAAAGCTGAAGTAGAACTTTTAAAGATGCATCCTGATTTTAGTGATATTCGTTCACAAGATGATTTTCACAAATGGGCTGCAGATCAAGATCCTACTATTCAAGGTTGGTTGTATGATAATACATCTAACGCTAAGTTAGCTGCAAGAGCCATTGATTTATATAAAATGGATCGTGGTTTAAGTAAATTAACTAAAAAAGAAGAAAAGGATGTTAAAAAAGAAGCTGCTAAAGCAATATCTAAAACTAGAAAAAGCACAGAGTCTGAAATTACTACAAAGAAAATTTGGACTGCTAGTGAGATTTCAAGATTGAAACCTCATGAATTTGAGAAGTATGAGAAAGACATTGACCTTGCTCGTTTAGAAGGTAGGATTGAACAACGTTAAACAATCTAACTAAACAATAAGGAGAAGCATATGGCTTTTACAAATGCTAGTGGATACAATAACCTTTCTCAAGGTAATTTTACTCCACAAATCTTTAGTCAGAAAGTTCAAAAATTCTTCAGAAGAGCATCAGTGGTAGAGGATATTACTAACAC